TTTGCCAAGTTTGTGGGACGGATGAGGAAGAAGTTCTCTTATCTGTTCGTGGATCTTCTGAAGACTCAACTAATTCTGAAGGGTGTTGTTTCACCTAAAGAGTTTGATGGGATGAAGGAACACATCCAGTTTGATTACATTTACGATAATCACTTCAACGAACTCCGTGACATGGAAATGTTACAGAACAGACTTCAGGTTGCTGCAATGGCAGAACCTTATGTTGGTAAGTACTTCAGTGTTTATCAGGTTCGTAACAGACTTCTTGGTTACACTGATGGTGAAATCAAAGAGATCGACAGACAGATTTCTTACGAACGAAACGTTGGTATCATTCCTGATCCTAATGCCGCAATGGCAGAGGATCCCAATGCCCAAGAGGAACCTGAAGATCCTAATGCACCAATGGAAGGTGACATGGATTTATCAGGTGACATGCAACAGGGAATGCCAATGGATCCTAATGCCATGGCTGCTGCCACTGGCGGTGGTGTCTCTGATGTTTATCAGTAACTGCCACAACTAATAAATAACTAAAATCAACAATTATTATGTCTAGAGTTGCAGAACTTATTGACTTGATTGTCCAGGGAAAGAATGCCGAAGCTTCTGATGTGATGAACACAGAACTCATGGGTCGTTCCTACTCTGCAATCAACGACATCAAAGCAGATGTTGCCACAAACTACTTCGCTCCTGTCGTTGACATGGCAGCTGATGGAGTGGTGACTTCAGAAACACCAGAACCACAGGAACAAACTGATGAAACTGATTAGAGAAGAAGTGGAGGCAGTTGAGGTCCTCTGTGAAGAGAAGGGTGGTAAAAAGCACTTCTACATCCAGGGCCCTTTCCTCCAAGGTGACATCAAGAATCGTAACGGACGAATCTACGAAAGCCGTATTCTGGCTAAAGAGGTTAATCGTTACAACGAATCTTATGTCAATAAGAACAGAGCAATGGGAGAGTTGGGTCATCCAGATGGACCCACAGTGAACCTCGACAGAGTTTCACATAAGATCACATCACTCAAACAAGAGGGAAGCAACTTCATTGGAAAGGCAAAAATCCTTGAGACTCCAATGGGAAGAATCGCCGGAGCCCTTCTTAATGATGGGGTCACACTGGGTGTTTCATCACGTGGTATGGGATCTCTTGTTAATAAGAATGGTTCTAATTATGTCGGTGAAGACTTCATGTTGGCTACTGCTGCTGACATTGTTGCAGATCCCTCTGCTCCAGACGCTTTCGTTCAAGGCATTATGGAAGGAAGGGAATGGGTATGGGACAACGGGCTCCTAAAAGAGTCTGATGTTCAAAAAGTGAAGGATACAATCAATGCTTCACCAGCTCATCAACTTGATGAAGCGGTTCTTCAGGGATTCAGAGACCTGTTGATGGGATGAGTTTTCCGTAAGATTTTTATAATAAAACCTTACATACTCTAAATAATTCTGAATAAATAAATGAAACAAGTAATTTAAACAATGGCTCAATCACGTACGGCGGTAAACGCCAAAGCTGGTGCCCCTGAGGGCATGGCTAAAGTCCCAACCTCCGTGGTACCTGGCGGTACTTCGATTGAGGACAAGGGAGGTCCTACTAACCAAAACTATAAAGCTGACAACGGTTCTGCCGAAATGTCTTATGGTGATGGCGTCAGTCAAACTAATACAGTAATTAACAATAAAGCCGGTGCCGCTTCTGGTGGCATGGAGAAATTGGGTGACAACATTATTCCTGGAACAAAAGGAAATGATGGTGGTCGTTCAAACGAAGGTCCTGATGGGTCCGTTGGACCTAATGTCGTACCTGGAGAGCAGAAGAAGCCGACAACGACTTCTGAGCACGCCGAAATTGACACTACAGCAGGTGAAGCACTTGACGAACTAGGTGGCGATCATGAGGCTTCTGATGACTTCAAGCTAAAAGCTAAGGTCATCTTTGAAGGCGCTCTGAATGAGAAACTCAAACTTGAAGTTTCCCGTTTGGAAGAAGAGTTCTCGGTAAGGTTCGAAACCGAGATCACTGACATCGCCGAGAAGGTTGAGGGTTTCCTCAACTACACAAGTCAGCAATGGCTTGAAGAGAACAAACTGGTTGTCGAAAACGGCATCCGCAATGAGCTTTCAGAATCCTTTATGCAAGGCCTGAAAGGTTTATTTGAAGACCACTACGTCACCCTACCTGATGAGAAGTATGATATCTTCGAATCAATGGTGGCGAAGCTTGATGACATGGAAGACAAACTCAACGAACAGATCGAGAACAACGTTCGCCTTTCTGGTAACATGAGTGAGTATCAGAGAGGCGCACTCCTGGCTGACGTATCTTGGGATCTTTCCGAGACGGCTAAGGACAAGCTTGCTGGACTTGCTGAAAGTGTAGAGTTTGAAAGTGAAGAGTCCTACAAACAGAAGCTCAACATCCTGAAGGAATCCTTCATCGGACAATCCGAGCAACTAAATGAAGAAGTCCTATTGGGTAATGACGAGCCTGTAGTTCCAACAATCTCCGAGACTCATGGCGACCAGATGGACGCCTACGCAAGAGCCATCGGCAGAACAATTCGTTAATTTCAAACTAAATTTTTTAAAAACAAATGTCCGCACAACATCTCAACGAGAAGTGGGCACCGATTCTTGAGCATTCTGATCTCCCCGAGATTAAGGATAGCTACAGAAAGCAGGTGACCGCACACCTTCTCGAAAACCAAGAAAAATTCCTGCGTGAGCAGGCAGCCATGGGCATCAGCTCTGGTCTCTTGACAGAAGCACCTACAATGTCGGCTGGCGACGGTGGATTCACCAACGCTTCGACTGCTGAAGGTCCTGTCGCTGGTTTCGACCCCGTGCTGATCAGCTTGATCAGACGCTCGATGCCTAACTTGATTGCTTATGACATTGCTGGTGTTCAGCCAATGTCTGGTCCTACTGGTCTTATCTTCGCCATGAGAGCGATGTATGACGGTCAGACTGGTCCTAACGAAGCACTCTTTGACGAAGCTGATCCTACCTTCTCTTCTAACCTTGGTGGACTGTCAGGTAATCCTCCAGTTGTTCCTGGTGTTACACCTGAAGATACCGAACCTGGTCTGCTTGCGGGAACCGGATCTGCAGCTGGTGCCGTTTCTGATCCACTGAACCCTGGTGGCACGGAATATGATCCCGTCCTGGCTGACCTGAGTGTCGGCGTTGGCGCTACTGGCGCTGGTATCTCCACAGGCGACCTTGAGTCTGCTGGTGAAGCTGGTAAAGAGTTCCGTCAGATGGGCTTCTCGATCGAGAAGGTCGTTGTGGAAGCAAGAGGACGTGCCCTGAAGGCTCAGTACTCCATGGAACTGGCTCAGGACTTGAGAGCCATTCATGGTTTGGATGCTGAAGCCGAACTGGCTAACATCCTTTCTTCTGAGATCCTTGCTGAGATCAACAGAGAAGTGGTTCGTACCGTTTACAGAACTGCTAAGCCTGGTGCTCAGAACAACGTGAACGCTCCTGGCGTGTTTGACCTGGACCTCGATTCCAACGGACGTTGGAGTGTTGAGAAGTTCAAAGGTCTGTTGTTCCAAATCGAAAGAGACTGTAACGCAATCGCGCAACTGACTCGTAGAGGGAAGGGCAACATGATCATCTGTTCCGCAGATGTCGCTTCCGCCCTGACAATGGCTGGTGTACTTGATTACACCCCAGCACTGAACGCTAACCTGAACGTCGATGACACAGGTAACCTGTTCGCTGGTACCATCAATGGTAAGCTCAAGGTCTTCATCGACCCATTCTCCTCCAACGTGACTGACACTCAGTACTACGTGGCTGGCTACAAGGGAACTAGCGCCTATGACGCTGGACTCTTCTATTGCCCATACGTGCCCCTGCAGATGGTGAGAAGCGTTACCGCCGAGACCTTCCAGCCTAACATTGGCTTCAAGACTCGTTACGGTATCGTAGCTAACCCATTCGCTGAAGGCCCCATGGGTGCCACAGGCAACCAAGGCATGGGACGTATCTCTGATAACACCAACCG